AATGCTGATCCAGGCGGCGCGGGGGCAGGCACGCATGACGAGCGGTCTGCGGTCGGTCATGCATGGCGACACCCGCGTGCAGTATTTCGATCCGGTGCAGATGTTCGGCAAGGCCGGCCTCGCCGCGCCGTTGCAGACGGCGACCGATACCGTCGACGACCTGCTCTACAAATACATGCGTATCTATGTTTGAGATGCCGCCATGTCGCTGACCGGACTGGTGCTCGGCGTGATCAATGCCGCAATCGTGGCCGCCATCTTCGTGTTGATCGGCGCGATCATCGTCATGGTCGCGAAGTGGTTCAGCTACAGCATCGACTGGAACGTGCAGCGGCTGTACTTGCTCGTGGTGCTGCTGATCGTCCTATACATGATCGTGGCCATGCTGCTGGGACTGCCGACGTGGCGCATCGTCCACGCTGATTTGGCGCTGCGGCTCATCGCCTGATGACCATCGACTACAGCGCACTGCTGTACGATCCGGTCTATGCCGAACTCGGCGTGCCGGCGACATTCACCGCGGGCGTCGCGGCTGCCGTCGACATCACGGTCATCGACGACACCAAGCCGAAGGTTCTGCCGATGGCGGTGACAGGCTCCGCGGGGCCGGCCGAGGCGCGCAGCGTCGGGCCAGGCGCCTTCGCCCGAATCTATGAGCTCACCGGTAAGGGCATCGCGCGCGCCGACTACGCCGATGCCGCCCTTTCCTTCAATGGCCGCGCCTGGCTCGTGCGCTCGTGGGAATTGCGCGGCAGCCCAGTGGGCGAGGATTGGGGCGAGGTGCGGTTCCTGCTGAAAGAGGCGGCGGTGGCGCCGTGAAAGATGTTCGCGAGGAAATTCTGGCGCGGCTGCTCGAGGTGATCGCCAGCATTCCGAATATCAAAACGGCATATCGCAATAACGTCGATATCCCGGAAGAGGCGTTGCCGGCGGCGATCGTGTTCGACGGCGACGAGGAAACCAGTGGTGCAGACGACCGCTCGGCGCGACCGGCCAATCGGCCCTATGTCGTGCGGATGACGCCGGAAATCCTTGTCGCACAACAGGCCGACCAGGTCGGGCCTGAGTTGACTGTCCTGCGGCGCGAGCTGATCCGGCGGGTGCTCACCGACACGCAACTGATCGCGCTGGTCGGCGGCAACGGTGCCATTCGCTACCTCGGCTGCCAGACCGACGTCGGCTGGATGCGCTCGCTGCACGGCGTGCTGATGGCGCTGTTCATGTTCCAGTATTCCATGAAAATAGAGGAGCTATAAGCCATGCCCGTGAGCCCGAGCGTCCAAAATTATCACATAGGTAAGGGGGTTGTTACTTTCAAAGAGGATGGCGGTAGTACATTCGTCGACCTCGGCAACGCGCCCTCGTTTGTGTGGACTCCCAAGGTTGAAAAAAAAGAGCACTTCAGCAGCCGCGAAGGCGTGAAGGTAAAAGATTTCACGGCCATCACCCAAGTCGGCGCAACCATCAAGATGACGCTCGACGAGATCACCCCGGCAAACCTTGCCATCTTTACTTTGGGCGAGGCCGGGGCTCCCGACGTTGACGGCAGCGTTCAGGTATCGGCATTCAAAAAACTGGAGATCTCCGGCATCATCCAGGTCGATGGCACCAACGACATCGGTCAGCACGTCGACTTCACCGGCCGCATCTCGATCAACCCGACCGGCGACTTCAACTTCATCACCGACGCCGACGACTTCTCAAAACTGGAGATCGAGGCCGAGGTGCAGAAGGACGACGTGGACGGCACGTTCGGCGTGTTCACCGTCCATGAAGCAGTGGTGGTGCCATAATGGCCGATCTCCTCGACATAGCAACACTGACGGCGTCCGAGGTCGTGCGGATCAACGGCGAGCGGATCGTTGTGCGCGGGTTACATGGCAATGCGGTTGCATCCATCGTGTCGCGGTTCCCGGATCTCAAACGGCTCGCGAGCGGAGACTTCGGCAACAACATCGTGCCAGTCCTGATCGAACTGTTCGGCGCCTCGATCGGCTCGATCATTGCCGCAGGATGCGGCCATCTCGGGGAGGATAAATACGAGCAGCACGCCAACGTGAATTTGTTGATGGAAGACCAATTAAAACTGCTGGACGCAATTATGAGGCTCACATTCCCAAACGGTTTTGGCTCTTTCGTCAATCGGCTGACGACCCTCGGCGCGCCGGGCGAAGGAGCAAAACCCGTCAAAGTGCGCTTGAAGAAATTGCCCTCGGTATCACCGCCCTCATCAGACGAGGCTTCCCGCCCGACTATGCAATGACGCTGACCTGGCGCCAGATCGATGCCTACCGCGAGCTCAACGAAAGGCTCGACCGCATGGAGCGGGCGGACGATCTCGCAATCACCGCCATCGGCGCGCAGGGCGACGGCAAGACCATCGAGAAAACCATCAAGGAACTGGGGACGCCTTAGCCGTGGCCGTCCGCGTCCGCCTCAAATCACAGTCAATAAAGCCGCAACTGGATGAAACCGTTGCAAAGCTGAAGCAGCGCATCCAGGCGGCGGCGACGTCGTCCACCCAGCAACTCGCCGATAACGTCCTTCGCGAGGGCCGCGCTGACATCGCTGCCGCCGGCAGGTTTACCGGCAAGTGGATATCCGGCTTTACCTATGACATCACGGGTGAGGGCGGCAAGAGCAGGTCGATCGTCTTTCGTCATTCAAACCCGTTGTGGCGAGTCTTTCAGAGCGGGGCCACCATCAAAGGCAAACCATTGTTGTGGATTCCGGTGGAGCCGGGCGGGCCGCCTGCGCGCGAATTCTCTGGCCGCCTGTTCCAGGTCAAGCGCAGCAGGAAGCGCGACACACCGTTGCTGATGTCGGCCGACGACAAGCAGGTGAAATACATCGGGGTCAAAAAGGTCATCATTCGCCGGAAATTCCACCTGCTGCGGATCATCCGTGACGAGGCAAAGAAGCAACGTGATCTGTTCATGGACGAGATGAAAAAGGCTTAGGGCACATGGCGGATGACATAGTTCAGACCATCAAGATCGAAGTCGACGGCGCCGACCAGGCCGCCGCCGAGATCAAGAAGGTTGGCCAGGCGACCGAGGAAGTCCAGGCTACGGCTGCAAGCACGGCTGGCGGCACGCAGGCATTCGGCAAGGGGCTGGACGAGGTTTCGCAGAAGTCCGGCGTCTCGTCGCGCGAGCTGCGCTCGCTCGGCAAGATCATGAAGGAGATGGGCGCCGGTGAGATCGCCGGCACCGCGGTCGGGATTGCAAGAATTGGGATGACACTGGGGGCGCTTGGCGCCACCGTGTTCGCGGTGGCCGCAGCCTTCTCCTTCTTCAAGGGCAAGATGAAGGAGGCGGAAGAGCAGTTGAAGGCCACGACCGCGGGGATGGCCGCGCTGGGCAAGGTCGCCGCGGAAATGCACCCGGAATTGGCTGGTGGGAAAGAGGCATCAAACAATGTGGCACTTATCACCGACCAGCTTGAGAGCATGGGAAAGGCGGCAAGGACCAGCTTCAGCGCCATCACCGCGCTGACTACGTCGGAGACGATGGGGAAGGCGTTCGCTGCCTCCATGGAAAACGCCGGTAAATCGATTACCGACATGTCGCTCGACGCGAAGACGCTGGAAGCGAATTTACAGTTTGCCTCCCTCAGAGCCGCGAAGATGATGGAGGGGATGGCGCCGCTCGTGAAGCTCAAATTTGGGATCGGTATTAAGGACTTTTTCCCACCGTCCATGCTGGCGGACATCGAGAAGGGGACGGCGGCACTCGAGAAAAGTCGGGCGGCGGCCGAGCGGCAGAAGCAGGCGGTGGACGAGCTTGCAAAAGCCAACGAGCGGCTCAACGCAACATTCAAGGCCACCAGCTTCACACCGCCGCCTGTCGAAGATTGGAGCAACCTTGCAAGTCTCCTAAACAGCATTGCCAACATAGCCGATTCGGTCGTCGCATTTTTTGCAAGGATTCCACCCGCGGTTGATCAGTCCATAGCGATGGTTCGGGCTGCCATCCAGGCCCTCAGTGCCACCATTCAGGCCTGGGTCACGACGCCCATCGGCAACGCCTGGCAGTGGCTCAAGGATAGTTTCCAGAGCGTGCTTGATTGGATCGCCGCGAAGTGGGCGGAGTTCAAAAAGTCGCTCGGCTTCGGCGGCGGCGCTCCAGTAGGCGCCGGTGCGGCGGGAGGTCAGGTTGGCGGCAGTGCAGGCTTTGCCGGCGGCGGTCTGCTCGGTGGGCGCGGCAGCGGGACGAGCGACTCAAACCTCGCCTGGGTCTCGCGTGGTGAACACATTATGCCGGCGCGCGCTGTAAGCCAGCCAGGCGTGCTGGCATTGCTCGAAGCGCTGCGCTTCTCGGGCGGCAACCTGCGCGCCGTGCTAGCCGGCATGGGCCACTTTGCGCTCGGCGGATTGGTCATGCCCAGGCTGTCGATCCCGGCCCTCGGCGGCGGGATGCATAACGTCACCATCGCGTTCCCCGGCCTGCCCGACATCACCGGCCTGCGCGCGTCGTCTGCCGTGGTCGACGAACTGCGCAACGCCGCCGCCATGGCGCAGGTGCGCTCGGGCGGTCGCAAGCCGAGCCGGTATTCCTGATGCTTACGCATGTTCCGGCCTATACCCTGCTCGCGATCGATGACATTGACTTCAGCGATTACGCCGTGCGCGGAATCACGATGACGCTGGCGCCGATCGATCAGGCGGCAGCATTGGCGCGCGACTGCCGCGGGGCGCTCGCCGACATCTCGCTGGCGCAATTCCGGCAGCACAAGGTGACGATCACTTGCACGGACCACGAGGCGCCGACGTTCACCGACGTGTGGCCTGGGACGGACATCACCATCACCTGCATCCCCGGCCTCGGCAGCGGCGGCACCGATGGCGCAGGCGAGGTGCTGACTATCCTGGCCAAGGTCACGACCTGGAACACCTCGCGCGACGAGTGGGCGGCCGAGGTGGCGTGGTCCCTGGAAGCTGAGCAGCGAGTGATCGCATGATCCTCGGCCACTTCCCGGTTTCGGCTACTCGGGCATCGGAGCCGGCACCGAGTGCCATGCTTGGCAATCCTGGGATGCCGTACTTCGCCTGGATCGATCCCACCGAGACGACGTTCGGTTCCGAGCATCTGCGCTGGGACGAGAACATCTTCAGCTTCACGCTGCATCAGGACGAGGGCGACCCGGCGAGCCTGACGCTGGTCGTCCGCCGGCCGCGCAATGTCGCCGGCGACCCGATCGGGCTGCTCGGTCCTGGCCGCAAGATCTGGTGCTGGTTTGCGATGGACTGCGGGCCGGACCTGATCCGGTTCCGTGGCCGGCTCGTCGGCGTGCCGACCAGCATTTTCGAGGAACTCGCGACCTTGGAATTCGTCGCGCGGCCGGTCGACCTCGTGGCGCAGAAGGAAGCTCTCGCCGAGACGCTGCGGGTGCTGCCATATTATGACGAGGTCGTCATTGACCCGGCGCGGCGCACCGACCCGGAAGTCGTGCTCGAGGGCTACAGCGCGATCTGGCACTACGACCGCGAGACGCTCGAGCTCACGGTTTCGGACGAGATCACCGGCGAGGACGGCCTGGTCGAGTTCGACGGCGCCAGCGAGGACGGCAAGGTGCTCTACGACGGGCTCGGCCTCAACCTTACCAGCGGGCCGCTGGCGCGCGTCGACGTCAATGCCGAGTTCACCTGGACCCAGCAGGCGCGCGGCAATGTCGACCTGACGAATTACCTGATGCGCAACTGGCCGGAAGTGGAGGATGGCTGCATCACATCGCTGACAATGAAGGCCGATAGCTGGCCGAAGGCTGGGGCCGGAATTGGCGACGGCTGGGTCGTCACCGGGGCAACCGCCAGCACCCCGTATAGCGACGCGGTCACTAGCGTGACCAGCGGCAGCACGATGAAGGTCGTGTTCCCGGACACGAGCTGGTTTGGTGCCTCAACCACGACCACGACTTATACGGAAACGAAGAGCCACACCGCTATCCCGGCAGCCTTGGCCTTCCCAGGAATGGTTACCGACAACATAAGTGTGACGCACTCTCCGGGAGATACGACGGACGTCGGAACCGGCGTCGGGACAGGCACATACACATCGGGTTACAGCCGCAACTACTCGGAGGTGAGGGCCATCCTTCCGATCAACTTCATGTCGGTCACCCTGCTGGCAGGCTACACCGCCAACCGGCAATGCAGCGAGCTGGTGTCGTTCTCGCTCTACGCCGACGTGCAGCATGTCCTGACCGATCCCGAGGACGGCGAGGCGCTGCGGGTCGACGACGTCAAGTCGGTCAATCTGAGCGAGGTTATCGGCGAGGGGACGGATGCCTATGTGCCGATTGGCGACCCGCGGCGGCGGTCGTACATCGCAACCGGGCGCGGCAACCAGAGCATCGAGCACCTGATTGCGCTGGCGCGCGCGCACCTGATGAAGCGGGCGCGGGTGGTGGAGATCACGTTTGCGCCCAAACTGTCGCGGATGCCGGAAATCACGCTGCGCAAGAATGCCTTCCTGGTCGAGCCTCGGATCGGCGAGGCGCTCGGCAAGGTCATCGGATACTCATTGGCGCTGGACGGCTCGGATGGTCGCGTCAAGTGCGAGGTGCGCATGGGCTGCACCATCGGTCGCGGCGGGTCGGCGGTGGCGGCCGGCGGAAACCCGACCTATTGCGCGATCGGCTATACCGGCGCCGATTATCAGCAGTTCACCGGGCGCACGGTTTTGTTCGACACGTCGGTCGGTTATCAGCCACCAAACGCGGACCCGAACGACGATGGGCTCAACTTCCTGTCCCCTCTCACGACAGCAGATGTGATCGAGATAGGGCTCGTCGTCGAGAACCCGACGTCGGTGCAGACAGACTACGTGGCGATGCATGTCGGTGACTGGGATACGGCGGCGCCACTCGACAGCTCCTTCGATCCCACGGTCAGCAGCAGGTGGATCGTCGCCACCGACGCGCAAAAGCAGGCATCGATTGACGCGCGGAACCAGTCGGTCATCAACGCCTTGAAGAATGTTCCGACCAAAGCGACGTTTAAGCTCAAGAGCATGTCTCGCGAGTTTTCCAGCGATTACGAGATTGCGGTTAGCGATTTGAAGGTTCCGACCGGCTACGATCTGGAAGCTGTGTGATGGCAGGCTTCGAAGTCGTCGTTCGCCCGGCCGTCCTCCCTAACATCCGGCCGGCACCGCCGCGCGTGCTGCCGCCCGTAAACGATCCCGCGCAGGGCATGGCTGTGATCACCGGGTCGGGCGGCAACCTGATCGACTTGCCGCACTCATTTAGTGTCAGCCTTTCGCGTTCGTTGCCTCAGGAGGAAGCTACCAGGGTGGTTAACAAGGAGAGGGTCTATCAGAAGGACAAGAACGGCAAAATCAACAAGAGCAATTTCATCGATGTCGAGCGTCTGAAGAAGGTCAGGTTCAACAATGCGGACGGGGCTACTAAAGTGCTTTATGCCGATCCGCCAAAACTCGACAATGTTGAGACGCTGCAGACAGACGTGACGCGGACACCAGCATGACAATCGTCTATGTCACGACCGGCGCTTGGGGCACTGGCAGCGGCACTCCCAACAGCGCCGGCCAGGTCGACGGCAATTTCTACGATCTCGATCAGCGCATCGTCGCGCTGAACGCCGACCTGGCCGAAGGCAAGAGCATCGAGAGTATCAGTTCGACGCCCAATTCGATGACGATCCACTTCACCGATGGAACGACGCAGGTCATTCCGCTCCCGATCGCCGTCGTCACTTATGTCGGGCAGTGGACCAACGGCACACCATACACCACCGGCCAGATGATCTCGGTGCCCGGCCTCGGCATGTTCCAGGTGCTGGTCGCCCATACGACGCCGGCGCTGCCGGCGGTCTTCGATCCGAACGCGGTCGATGGTTCCGGCAACCCGCTCTATTCGTTTTGGCTGCCGTTATATGACGCGAACTATGATGCGGCGATCTTCGTGCCGGGCAGCGTTCAGCGCACGGCGGGCGAGGTCTTGTTCCAGGCGGTCGCCGGCAGGACGATGCAGATCGTGAGCGGCGATGCTCATGCCTACGCCTATCTCGACGTCGGCATCGCTACGGGCACCGACATCATCCTGTCGATCCAAAAGAACCGCGTCGAGATCGGTACCATCACGTTTGCGGTCGGCGGCCTCGATGCCGGCGGCGGCAAAGCCGGCACGTTCAACATCCCGGCCACCGTGCAGTTTGCCGAGGGCGACACCTACGCCGTCAAGGTCACGCAATCCAACAACGCGGCGCCGGCGGGTCTGTCGGTGACGCTGCCGTTCCTGCGCACAGATATCTGATGGCAGATAATGCCGGGTCGTACTCTCAGGATGTGCTGACGCGCATCTACAATGTGCAGTGGGGGGGTGGCGAAGGAGTGTTTGTCAGCGGGGACGGTGCTGGGTATGCCCGTTATTCAAAAGATGGACAAATTTGGACAGGGCTTGGCAACCTGGATTTCTTCGATGCGTCTCCCCACGGCGGCTCCGGTCAAATTATTGCCAGTTCGTATGCTCTTGCCGGCACTGAAGAGACGCCCGTATTTTTGTTAGGCGGGAATGCCGCGCCGGAACCGGAGGTCGAGATTTATCCCTCCGCAGTAATCATGGCTTCGCGCAACGGCTCGAACTGGACGAATGTTTTTAATCTCAAATCCGACCATAGCCACGCTACCGTCGTGACGGGTCTCGTCCGGGATGAAACCGACAAGTCGTTCTATGCCAACATCAATTTTTTTGACAGCGAGGGGCACCTCTTGAAGAAGTGTTACCGCTCCAGCGACGGATTCGGTTGGGCGGAGGGTGGCGGTACTTTCGAGAGCCACTGCAAGGGCAAACTCCCTGGAAAACCAGATGGCTATTATGGATACGACGAAGCAAAGGACATATTGATCCGGCCGAGCGACGACGGAAGCGGCGTCATTGTGAAGAAGCGAGTCGGGGTTTCCGATCCGCCGGTCTATGAGACAACGCTGGTCACCTCCGGGGCGATGGTCGATATGACGCCCGCCGCTGTGGCTTATGCTGCAGGCACCTGGGTGGCGGTAGGAGGTGGTGATCCAACAGTGGCCCGTGCTTGCACGGCCTCGTCGATAGACGACGGCACGACCTGGATCATGGTAAGCAAGGGCAATCTCGGGATGAAGCAGGATGCAGATATCCGCACCGTAATAGGCGGCGCGCCTCTGGTCGATGCCTCATAATGCTCGTCTGTAACGTCAGCCAACTGCAGCGGCGGGCGGGCATCGCGGCCGATCTCGCCGAGGTTGCTGCGGCACTGGACGCGCCTGGGACCGGCAACGTCGTATTCGCCACGTTGGTCGACGACCCGGCCTCGGTGAACGATCGCGTCGATGCGTTCCTCGGGCAGATCATGCGCGAGGCGGCGAGTGCTACGGACAGCGTCAGCCAGGGGTTTGTCTATGTCGCGGCGATCGGCGAGGCGGCGACCGCGCTCGATAGTGCCAGTGCCTCGGCGACCTCGCCGATTGTGCCGACAACATTAAACCCGGCTGACAAGGACAGCCATATCACGCTGTCGGGGGGCAACCTGACGGCGGCCGGGACGGCAGGATGGACTGGGTTAGTGCGTACTGTGGCTGCGAAGTCGGCGGGCAAGTATTATTGGGAAGCTACATTCACCGTTGGTGCTCAAAGTCAGAGTGGCGTCGGATTCACTATCGGATCGCTTTCGGTATCAACGCAGACGTTCGGCAATGCGGGGACCGGCAAAAGCGGAACGACAATAGGTACCGGCACTTTGGTGGATGGCGCCAATGTCGGTGTTGGCATTGGTACTATTACCAGCGGCTCAGTGGTTTGTCTTGCCGTCGATCTCACCGCGAAGCTGATCTGGTTCCGTCTCGGGGCGGGCGGAAATTGGAATGGCAGCGGCACTGCCAACCCGGCAACGGGTGTTGGTGGCATCAGCATCTCAAATGCAGGGACGGCTTACCCGACGATTTGCATGGGTGGGGCAGACACGATCACCGCCAATTTTGGCGCAACGGCGTTCACCGGCGCGGTGCCGTCCGGCTTCACGGCGGGCGTGCCATCCTGAAATAACCAAGGAGAATAATGATGACCGAGGAACGCGCGCAGGCGCGCGAATGCAATGACGCATCCGTAATCCGCGGTGGCGGCCTCGGCGAGCATGCCGAGGCGCATGGACGCTATGAGATCGAATGCATCGGCGCGGACGGCAAGCTCAAATGGCGCGAGGGGATCGACAACGTCGTCGCCACCGTCGGCAAGAACCTGATGCTCGACTCGTCGCTCGCGGGGGCGGCCTACACCGTGGTCGGGCCGTTCATGGGGCTGATCTCGTCGGTGTCCTACACGGCGGTCGCGGCCGGGGACACCATGGCGTCGCATTCAGGATGGCTCGAGGCCGGCGGCGCCAACGCACCTACCTACACCGGCAACCGCAAGACCGCGGTGTGGTCGGCCGCCACGGCGGGCGGCAAGGCGCTGAGCGCGGCGCTGTCGTATGCGATCACCAGCACGGGCACGGTCAAGGGCGCGTTCCTGGTGTTCGGCACCGGCGCGGTCGCCACCAAGGACGACACCAACGGCGTGCTGTGGTCGGCCGGCACGTTCAGCACGGGGGACAAGGCCGTGGTGAACGGGGACACGCTCAATGTGAATTATTCGACTTCACTCTAAGTATCGTCCACAGCAAAATCTTCATTGAGGCATAGCATGCGCGTCGCCCTGTCCTCCGGTCACGGTCTCTACGTTCGCGGCGCCTGCGGCATCCTCGATGAGGTCGACGAGGCCCGCAGGGTCGTCAACCGCGTCGCGGAGGAGCTGCAAAGCCGAGGCGCCGACGTGTGGGTGTTCCACGACAACACCAGCAAGAGCCAGAATGAAAATTTGAATGCCATCGTTGACTGGCATAACAAACAAGATCGCGATTTGGATGTCGCCACGCACTTCAACGCCTTTGAGCAGCGCGAGGGGCCGGTCGGCACCGAGGTGTGGTACGTGACGCAAGAGGCGCTCGCCGCCGAGATGTCGGCCGCCATTGCGTCCTGCGGCTTCATCAATCGTGGCGCGAAGCGGACCACCGACCTGTTCTTTCTTAACAACACCGAGAAGCCGGCAATCCTCATTGAGGTCTGCTTCGTCGACAGCGAGGCCGACGCCAAACTCTACGAGGCGAAGGTCTATGATATCTGCAGGGCCATTGCCGACGAGCTCGGCGGCGAGCCGTTGGACGGCATCGCCGAGGCGCCGGCGCCGTTGTTCAAGGCCAGCGGCAAGTGCTCGAGCTTCGGCGGGCCGGACGACACCGGCGTCTCGCCGAGCGAAGGGCTGGCATTCATTTCCGAGGTCGAGCAGGCGCCGCATCTGTTCCTGCCTTACCAGCCAGAGGGGACGACCGGCCTGGCGCGGCGGCTCAATCCGTACATCCACTACGTCGCCTGCCGGTGGGACTACAACGTGACGCCGAAGGAGATGATGCGCCAGGAGATTGCGCTGGTGCGCGCGGGCGGCATCGAGCTGACGGCATTCCCGGCTGACTGGGGACCGAACGAGGCCACGGGGCGGGTGGCCGATCTCAGCCCTGGCCTGCTGGCCGACCTAGGCCTCAAGACCGATGACGAGGTCGAGGTTATCTTTCCGTATCGTCGGCCATGATGACCTCGGTCAGGTCATGGTTCTCCGAGAACCAGACACTGGTTTATTTTCTGGTGGCGCAGGCCATCGCGATCGGCGCGGCGGTCATCTCGATGACGGCGTACATGGTCCGGCTCGAAACGCGTGTCGTCACGCTGGAGGTGCGCGGCTCGCCGCATCTGGCCGAGATCAACAATCGGCTCACGGTCTTGGAGAAGCAGACCGAGGCGAACAAGCAGAGCATTGATCGGATCGTCGACGTGATGACAAAAAATTTATCGGTGAACCCTGCTAAATAATTTCAACGAGCGCGCTCAAGCTACGCAAGTACCGCGGTGGCCGTGGCGGATTGCAGTGCTGGCCGTCAGCCAAAAATCGATAACAAGCGGCCGTCCTGACGGCTAGCCTCCAGGGCTGCTTGCCGGCTCCGTGTTTCTTGCGGCGAGCTTTCCTCAACCCTTCCCACCAGCATTTCCAACCGTACAGATATCGTTGCACTCATCTCTCCGAGGTTTGTTTTTCGTGCATCTCCCAGCACATAGCTGCCTCCATTAGAGTGCGACATTTTCGAACATGATCGCTTGTCTCGCCATTTTGTTTTCTTCATGTGCGTCCTCTTTCAGATGCTCGTTCTCAGTGCGTAACCGCTCGACCTCGGCCTCTAATTCTTCCATCCGGTCGTTGGCGCGGTCGATTGCGACCTCTTGATCGATGTCCATTTTAGACCTCATGATTCTTCACCCCGATTCGAACGGTTGTCAGTAAGGTGCAATTCCAACTATTCGAGGCTTGCAGGTAGAAGTCTATCGCCTCGTTTTCGTTGTCGAAGTGAGCCTCGCCGCGGTTTGCATCCTCGAATTTAACGATCCATATCGGCTTCCGCTCTTGCGGCGGCCCAAACGTGCAAAGTTCGTCGTGGTACTGCTCCCTAAACTGCTCCCTAATCCATGCCTCAAAACTGCCGCTCATCTTTCACCTTTGCTATTGCGGAGGATTGCGCGCCTAGTGTGCGGACTTCATGAAAGTCCTCCCCGCTACTTGGGCCGCCCGCCAATGGGCGGTCTTTTTCATGCGGCGCAGGTATCGCGGAAACCTTGGTGGATTTCGATGCTGGCTTTCCTCGTCAATCTGCTTCAGAAGCTCTGCGGAGTTCCTCTGCGTTTCCGCGTCTTCATCATTGCCTGCATCGGACACGTACTGACGAGCCTCTTTCAGAAGAGCGATCAGGACGCGCTTCTGGCAATCATCAATCTTGCAGTTAAAGATCATTCTCATGTCCCAATCTCTGTCCCTTGAGGAAGAGGGGCGGCATGCAGGTGCCTCTGCGTACCCACCGCCCCCAGATGCAGAGGCTTCCTCGTTGGGCAACTCTCCGCGATGCTCTGGACAGTGCCCGTGATTATCCATCATGCAGTCAATTCCATGCCTGCCACAAAGGCAGTAGCTTTCCATGTCGCTCATGTCCGTCGGCCATTATCCATCGCCTCCGCGGCGTCCTGTTCGTCGGCCATCCAGCCAAGCGACTTCGCTAGGGCGACGCATTCGGCCGCCTTGATGGAAAAGAAAAGGGCGTGAACGTCATCGCCATTAGCCTTGGCCTTGGCCGCAGCGTTGGCTAGGTCAACCGCAAGCGTTCCGATTTTCTCCGCGCCTGTCATGGGTATCTCCATCAGTGCCAAGATCAGATCGACGGCATGCCGGGTTGATTGAGCCTAAGCGACTGACGCATGATCTTGATCCGCCGCCACGCCTCGTCCTTCGTGCATTCCTGCACGAGATACATATAGCTTTCGAGCACGCCAGCCGCGAGCATGCGGTCATCACAGATGTTCGGACCTCGGTCAGGCTCGGGCCGCACATAGCGTAATTCCCAGAGCCATTGCCCGATAGGTACTGACATGATCGCTCCGTCTCCGACCTCGATGGAGCCGACCCGATCCGTGCCGTGCATCGTTCCGATTCGCGTCATTTCATCCTCGCTCGTAAGCAGGCGATGCACAGGGCAATGGCTGGGGTGGCACCCTTGGCCTGGGCTCTGATGCCGATGCCGGGGCCATACTTTGTCATTATTGTCTCTGCGATTTCGGCGCGCGGGATACGGTCGAGATTAAAAACGCCAACTTGCCAATTCAGATTCCCGAATAGCGTCAACGCGGCGTCGATGGATGAGGTGTACCACTCAGCATGAAACTGTTCCCCGCCGCCAGACCATCCCGCCTCCCATCCTCTTTCCATGCCACGCGGGACAAGCATGAGGGCGAGAGCTATATCCCCATCAAGCACGCGATCCGGCCCCGTCGCATTCTCCAGCCGTTCAATAAGGTCTTTCATCGCGGTAGTGGCCGGCGCCCTTGTGGGGTGCGAACGTCGTTGCGGTTTTGCCTATGAAATGCGGGTCGGGAAACGTTCGCACTTTCGGCTAAGGCTTTGACACCGCCCGCTTTCCGCAGTCCCTCCACTCCTGCCAGGTGGTCACTTTTGTTCCGCATTTTCAATACCTTGGCAAAAGTGCGAACGTCAGGTGCGAACGTCGGACTCTAGTACCGAGCCAAAACGTTCGCTGATTTTCGGCGCGGTGGTCTCGCCGAGGATGTGCTGGACATCGACGACGTCGCCATCCTTGAGTGACTGCCAGTTCGTGCGGATGAACTCGTGCGCCGTGCGCTTGGTCCTCGTGTCTTTAACCCAGTCGTAGGGATCGTAGGCAACGCCGCGACACTGCGCGTCGATCATAATGATGCAGGGTTCGCTGTCGTCGGCGCGATAGCCGTCACGGCGCAGCAGATAACGTTGGGCTTCGTTGTCGGCGACCGGCCGGATGCAGATCACCGGGATGAATGTCCCGCTGTCGCGGAGTTCAAGGCACTTGATTTCCATGGTTCACCCTCGCTGAGCCAGGAACGGCATCGCCGCCGCCGCCCCGCGACCGCGCTCGGCAAGGTTGATGTACGCCTGCGCCTGCGCCGGGGTCGACCAGTCGTACACCGCCATGAGCTGGTAGTGGCTGGCCCCGGCCATCGCCGCCCGCATGGCGCCGAGCTTGCGTAGGCCGTGAGCGGTGCAGTCGTCGAGGCCGACCTTGCGACATTGGTCGGCGAACCAACTACCGAACCCGGCCACGCTGAACGGCTTCCCGTAGTCGGTCACCAGGAACGTGTCGCGCCCCTGCAGCTTGGTCGCCGCAACGATGCGGGCCAGCTCGGGCAGGAACGGCTTCGGGGTGGCTTGGTTGCGAATGCGCCTCGTCTTGCGCGGGACGAACCGGATCATGCCGTCGCGCACGCAGGCGGGGCCGAGGCCGACGACATCGGATCGCCGCGCGCCGGTGAATAGCAACAATCCCAACGCCAGCCGCTGCTTGGTGCCGACCGGATAGGCGTCCTCGAATTTTGTTAGGTCGGTCTCGGTCCACGGCCGGAATCCGTGCGACTCGTATTTCAGCTTCTGGACATCGCGCACCGGGTTCGAGGCGACCGCGTTAGGCAGGTTTTCGAGACCCCATCCGAACATCGCCGACAGATATTTCATCCGGTTGTTGGCGGCCCCCGGCTGCGCCGCCCGGCGATCGCGTAGCAGCCTGACCTGGTTCGGGCCGAACAGCGTCAGCGGGCACTCGGCCATACGCCGCGAGCTACCGGCGATGGCAATCTCGCGCAGGCAACTCTCGATCGTCGACATGCGCAGGCCCTGCGACTTGATGTCGAGATTGCGGAACACCGGCGAGGCAAAATACTGGCCGGCGAGCCAGCGCAGCGTGCCCTTGCGCTCCGCGGATTCTTTGCCGAGCGGCTGCCCGAGCTCGGCGACGGCGGCCTCGTAGGCTGCCATGAAGCCGGGGGTGCCGAACGGCTCTCGGATTCGGATGCGGCGGCGCTTGCGGGCCCCGGCGATGACATAGACCACCTCGCGCCCGTGGCGGTTGCGCTCGACGCTCAGATACTTCAGCCGCACCTTCATTTTACCTTCTCCCAGAATTCGCGCTCGGCTTCGTCCTCGGTCTGCGGCACGCTGGGCACAAGTTCATTGACCGGAATGGGGCTCTCGCCCGTGAGGATCGTTCCATCCGGTCGAACACCCAACACATGCAATCCCTCTTTTCGAGCGGCTCGGATCGCCCGCTGGATGCTTGTTTGGGTCGCTGGTGCTTTTACCGTCACAGGAGCAGATTCCGCCTTACTCGACATCGCCGGGACTGGGAACCGGGGTCTGGGGACAACTGTCAATGCGTGCGGGTGTTTTCGGCGGCCTTCTCGGCCGCCTGGATTGCCATGATTTGCCGCATCACCGCCTCGTGCAGCCAGACCGCGGCGTCGTCGGCATCTTCTTTCTTATTGAGCCCGACCACCGTGAGAAGGACTCGATAGTCGGAGCCTTCCAGCTTCTCGACCTGGATGGCGAACGTCGCGATGGCGTTGGACTTCATGGGGTTGCTCCTCAGGGGAAGATCAGCACCAGCAGCACGGCGATCGTTGACATCGCCACGACAGCAGCGACGGTCAGGCTCATGATCTGGGCGGCAGACAGGTCGTAGATGTTCATTGGCAACCTCCGTCACCGATTGCAGCGCCACGAGCGGCCATTGTTGTAGTAGCTCCGGCCTTTGCCACGGCAGATATCGTTCTCTCGTTTCGCAGGCTTAGGAACAGCAGCGGCGGCGACCACCGGCTTTTTTTGTTCCTCAACCCGCATCGCCTGGACCGGCAGTGTGAAGGCCGGCTCCGATGGGAACGCCTGATAGCTCTCGGTGATCACACGCGCGGGTGTCGGCAGAGGCATCGTGAACGGCTTGAGCGCGGCGGCTCTGTCGGCCTTGACCGGCGCAGGCGTTGGCTTTGGCACGACTGGCGTCGGCGATAGCACCAGGGCCAGCAGCATCAGCATGAGTAGGATTGCCTGGCGCACGATGAACCTCCGCAGCGCAGCGCCCATATTTCTACCGCCGCAGGAACAACGCCAGCATCGACATGGCGACGAACATCACCGCCCCCTGCACCGCGCCCTGCCACCCGTACAGCCATCCGTAGGCGGCGGTGCAGCCGACGAAGTTGCCGGCCATGAGCAGGTCGATTCGACGCAGGTCGAGGTCGCGGCTGGCGTGCTGCCAGTACACGACGTTGCACCAGTCGGCCCAGCAGTGGCAGGCCCGCACCAGGGTCATGGGGACTTTGATCTGCATGGTTCATTTCAGCTCTCGGATCTTGGCGCGTTCTTTCCGCACCCAATCCCGCGCGGCCTCGAGCCGCGGGTCTGGCCGTTGGCGTTTCTGCCAATGCCTGATCACGCCGGCCCGAATCTTCTCCCGCATCTCGGGCGCGGGGCGCTCGCCTTTGGTGAACAGTCCATCATGACGCGGCATGTCTGGTGCTCCTCTGGAGCGGGAAGCGCGTGCGGACGCGAGGCCATTCGAACCCGCACGCGCCCTCATGCTGACGGAAGGGCAGAGGGAACGTCCCGTCAGGCGTGAGCTTGGTTGCGGCGACGGCGCTTCATGGCGAGGCCCCACATCCCGATGCAGGCCGCGACGATGCCGGGGAAGCCGGCACCGACGACCGGGCTAGGCACGGCCTGAGGTGCAGCAATGTCGATCCGATAGTGCTCGAAGTCCGTGAGGGTGCCGGTCGTGACGACCCGAAACGAGTTGATCGTCTCACCGTTGATGGCGGTCAAGGTGAAGCCGGATTGGGACGACAAGCTAAGCGCGCCGAGACTGAACGTGAACAGCGCAGTGCCACCGCCAATTTCATTGGCGATCACGATCGCGGATGCGTCTCCGGTGCCCTTCAGGGAGAACACATCGGTGGCGGTGGGCAGCACGGTGACGGCGTCGGGAGCAAAAACCTGAACTTTCAGGTCGTTGGTGTTGGCGATCTTGATGTCGTTGCCGTTAGCCGCCCCGGTGAAGCCGACGCAGCCGCCCAGGCAACTGAAGTCGACGAGACCAGTGTGCTGGCCGTTGAAGCTGCCGACGGCAACGTTGCCAAACAGCCCCTGGAATATGACGTTGTCGCCGGTGCCGCTTAAGTGGTTGTCGATGATGACGTCGGCCGCGGCCGGTGCCGATAGTGCCAGTACGGCGGCGGTGGCAAGTAGGTATTTGCGCATTGGGATATAACCCCTCTAAGGTTTCAGGTTAAGGTTTGTGTCGTTCGTATTCCGTTGACGGTCGTTGCCCTCCTTTGCTTTGAGCAGTGCCTCTTCCTCCCATTCGACGAGTTCCATGATGGCGGCGTGATAGTCGTCCTCGGACATATCGCCGTTGAGCAGCAGGCGCTCCAGGTGATCCAGCATCCGGTCCACGCGCTGATCGATCTCTTGCTCGGTCACGTCATCAGCCCTCGCAATTCGTCGCCCATCTCGTTGAGCCGCTCGCGTTCCTTGGCGTTGCGGCTCTTGTAGAAAGTCTTGAACACGGCCTCGCCGCGCATGGCGGCCTCGCGCGCCATGTCCTCGAACGACAGAGCCGCCCCGCCCGCGTCGGTTTCGGTGTCGGGCGAGGCGGCCTGTTCCGCCATCGCGTTGTTCGGCGCGGGTGGCGGTACTTCTCCAGTCTCGGGATCGTGCTGCAGCATCGCGTTTGGTGCTGGCGGCGGCGGGCGACGGTGCGCCATCACCGGGATGTCGTCGATCTCAAGTTCGTCGAGCCAACCGAGCCCGCAGATCGACAGCGTCACACGGCGCTTGCCCTTGGTGACCGCCTTGAGCTCGGCGTTGGCGCGGGCCTCGCCCTTGAGCGTCTCAGGGTAATAAACGGACCCGAGATCCTCGTCGGCGCGGCCATCCGGCAGCTTGGCGCGGACGTGGACGGTGAGGATGTCGTTGGCAATCTCACGGGAGACGATCTCCAACGTGACGTTGTTGATCTTGCGTAACTGGTCGGTGGCGCCGCGCAGCGCGTACAGCGTTAGCCTGTTATTCAGCGTGACGTACTCGAAAGGTTTTGTCAGTGGGTTTAAGCCGAGCGAGTTGCACACTTGGCCATAGTATTGCACCCGTTCGTCAGGCGTCAGCTTGGCGAGGTCGCCCTTGACCAGGACGGATTCCATTATGTCGGTCTTGACGGGGATGTTCATGTGATTTCCCTCAACGACAAGCGACCGGCGCGATCGCGGGTTATGCTCACGCCGTAGCCGGTGCATTTTTTGGCGTCCGGCGGCACAAGGCTTTTGAGATACTTCTCGGCATCAGCGCAGTCGCGGGCGGCAGCTTTGGTCGTGAGCCATGTCACAGCGGCGCTGGCCCATTCATTTGAGCCGTCCATCGAATAAATCTTGCTCGCCTCGACCGGCGGCGGAACGGCGGGCAGCGTCACCGGCTCGATTCGCCGCGCCACGCAGTCCATGAACTGCCGGCCGCGCACGACCATCTCGGCGGCGTAGTCGGCATCGCGTTCGATGAACTCGACGATCGGCTCGCTGGCACCCATGATGACAGAGAGCGCGCATTGCTTGGCGCCGGTGACTTCCATCAGCCAGCCCATCTGGGGCCAGTAGCGATCGACGATGACTTCAAGCGGTTCACGGCCCCCGACGTGCTTGCCCTCGAACGGACACCCAAGCGCGTCGATCCACCCATCCAGCGTGCAAGCGGCCCAGTCGTAATAGCGGTGAACGACGACCTCGCCGCGGCGCGTGACCGGCGTGCGATTCTTGCGCTCAAACCAATCGCAATTGAGCTGTTCGGTTGCGACGCCGAGCTGCACTGCCCACACGTCGGACAGGTCTTCCGGCACGAACGCCGGGTCGTCGGTCATCTCGAGATAGAGGTTCATGATCTTGGCGGCGTCGCCGGTCATCAAGGCGGCCACGCGCGATCCCGTCAGCCGGCCCCTGCGCGCCGCGATCTGGGCGGGGCTCAGCATCTACGCGCCCACCGTGACGGTGTTGTCATGCTGGGCTTCGATCATGCGCTCGATCAGTTTGACGGCCGACTGCTGCAATTCGGCCTTGACCGGCGCGAGTTTCTTGCCCGCTGCGTCCCACGCTGCGGCCCTCGCTGCGGCCCACGCTGCGTCCCACGCTGCGGCCCTCGCTGCGGCCCACGCTGCGTCCCACGCTGCGGCCCTCGCTGCGGCCCACGCTGTGGCCCACGCTGCGTCCCACGCTGCGGCCCACGCTGTGGCCCACGCTGCGTCCCTCGCTGCGGCCCTCGCTGCGGCCCACGCTGCGGCCCACGCTGTGGCCCACGCTGCGTCCCTCGCTGCGGCCCTCGCTGCGGCCCTCGCTGCGGCCCACGCTGCGGCCGCATCTACACGCGCGGCTTCGATCGGACCTGTGATTGACGGGACTTGTTTGAGCGAGGTGATCTCCGGAAGAGCCGCGAGCGCGTCGGCGTGAACGGTGAGCCCGGCCAACCGTAGCCATGCCGGTGTATTGACACGCACCAGCCAATCGGCGGCCAACAGCGAGCGTCGCTTCTCAAGCGCCTTGCTGCCGCGCGTGCCGACCAGTCGCGGGATCAGTGGCAAAAGAAGAGTGGTCCGCTCATCGTCGGGCAGCCCGTCGTTCCATGAGCGCATGAAGGCGCCAATGACCGGGCACGCGCACTCGGGATGGTCGGACCACGGTTCGCGCGCGACATAGGCGACCGCTTCCATCGCGCACATGTGGCTGTTCGGGTCGTGCGATCCGCTGTAGAGCGTCGTGATGGTGGCGAGACGTTCCGTGTCGACGATCATGTCGGCAAACTCCAGAAGTAGAAACTGTGCGGGCTGCCGCAGGTACGGCAGGACGCGGTTCGCATCTCCTTGCCGAGCCGGCCATAGCTGGCGAGCTTCGAGCAGACTGACGTGACGGTGCTCAGCTTGGCGTCGAGCCGGTCGGCCAGTTGGCGCGACGTGAGCGGGGTGCCGGCGCGCGTGAGCTCGTTCACCACGAGCAGGCGCATCGAGAAGCCGTCGCGATATGGCTTGGCGGCGGCGGCAGGCATGGGCGGCGGCTCCCGGCGAAACAGGGGAGCACTCTTACCAGGACCCTGGTAATCGTCAACTAGTATTCTGGTTATTTGTCGCGCTTGGCTCTCTTGGCAAATTCAATATCGTTTTCCAGGCGCTCCAGAAGATAGGTTGCGTCTTCCTCGCCAAGCTCGGTCAACTCTTGCTGTATTTTTGCCAAGCGGCTTTCGACTGCGGGAATGCCAGGATCGAGAAGGCTTGCGGTTGTGCCCAGGGCATGGGCAAATTTGTAGATTGCCTTGGTGCTGCGCACACCGCCCCTTTCGATTTCGCCGACCAATTGCTGGCTCACACCGACGATTTTCGCCAATTCACCTTGGGAAAACTTCTTGTCACTTCGGAGCCGAACAAAAAGCTCGATATCAATCATAGGCAGTTATTTACCAGTGTACTGGTTGTGTCGTCTCAACAAGACATCTGGTGGTAGTCGTTGCGACGCAACCAGAACCCTGGTAATAGGAAGGCATGCAGACCTTCCGGGACCACATTCGTCGCGCAGTCGACCTAGCTGGTTCGCAGCGCGCGCTTGCCGATCAGATCGGGCTCTCTCAGCAGGGCATTTCCTACCTTCTCAATGACGCTCCTCAAGTCTCTGCCGAGATAGCGATCGCGATCCACCGGGCGACCAGCGGCAAGGTGCGCAAAGAGGAATTGCGGCCAGATATCTTCGATGAGGTGCCATGAGCACCATCAGCATCGGCGGGCGCCGGGGTGCAAATTCCGCTGCCGTCCAATTGGTCGGTAATGACCGACCAAAAAGCCGGTCGATTTCGCCAGTCATGCTCACCGCGCGCAGCTTGTGGCCGCGCAAGACGGCGGCTGAATTGGCAGAGCTTACGGGCGCTTCGCTCCGCACCGCCGAACGATGGCTGGCGGGCGAGCGCGCGCTATCGACGGGCGCCCTTGCCGCACTGATTCGCTCCGAGCGTGGGCTCGATTTCCTGGTCGCACTGATGGCTGACGCCGAGCCTGTGTGGTGGCGCCGGGTCAAGGCCTATTTTGCCACGATCGATGCGCAGCGCCTGCAACGCGCGGCACGCCACAAGCTCAGGGAGGCGATCGATGCTGACACCGCGCTTTCCGCCGCCATCGGCCGTGCGGATTCCCTTGTTGTTCAGGACGAGGAATTTTATCGCGAGCAGGCTGATGCGCTGCGCGCGGCGGCTCGCGGTCCTCATCGCCCCATGGCTCGAAAACGATGACGGTGCGGTTCTTCACCCGCCGGCAGAAGAGACATCTCTACATCAGCGCTGATGGGAGATGCAGTCGATGCGGTTTGCCACTCCGAGAAGGATGGCATGCGCATCATGAGACTCGGTTCGCCGATGGCGGTGTGACCGAGATCACCAACGCGGTAGCGCTGTGTGAGCGTTGCCACATCAAGGAACACTCTCATGCACAAACCACGAGGATGGCAGATTGAAGCACTTCGTAAATTTCAGATAGCGAGGGAGAAGCATTTTTTGTTGGATGCAACACCTGGGAGCGGCAAAACAATGTTTGCGGGGTTTGCCGCCGCTGACCTGCTTAATCGCAAGCAAGTGGATTTTGGGTTAATCGTTGTGCCCAACACCACAATAAAGGGAGACAAGGATGCTGGGTTTCTTGGCGACTGGAGCAGGCTCGATGTTCAAATCACGAGGGTTTTGAAGGATAAACAGCCTATTCCAAAAGAGTATCGCGGGGCCGTTATTACTTACCAGCAACTACCAAACATTGTCGGAACAATCGGCACCTGGGTTCGCAATGGCACGCGAATTTTTGCGGTGTTTGACGAGCTTCACCATGCGAGCGAGGATAATACGTGGGGGACCGCCACCGAAGACCTCGGCCGCTTGGCAATTCGCATATTGGGCATGACTGGGACATGCTTTCGAGGCGATGAACGGCCCATCTCATTTGTGAGGTATGATGCCGACAACAAAGCTATAGCTGATCATCAGTACAAGTATCGTGACGCCGTATCGGATCATGTTTGCAGGCCGGTTGATTTCATAACTGACGACAGCATGACGCAATTCATGCTCGACCAAAACAATCACGAAGTCCGGGTTTCAGAAGCAAACACTCAAGAACAACTGCGCGGGGCCACGTCTACCGTTTATCGCACTGACCACGGGTTTCTGCCGCGCGTTATTGAGAAAGCCGATGATGTATTAGATCAATACCGCACTTGGGACCGAGATGCCGGAGGTCTGATTATTTGCCGCTCTGGCAAGGATGATTCAGATAACAGACACCTCTTTCATGTTGCGGAACTGGTCTACAAGACGCTTGGCGAGCGCCCTGAAGTCATCTCTTATGACGACAAGGATGCAAATGCTAAGATAGAACGCTTTCGTAAAAGCGACCAACGTTGGATTTGTTCTGTCCGCAAAATCAGCGAAGGCGTCGATATCAAGCGGTTGCGCGTGGTCGTCATGGCAACGCGACCAACGACTGAATTATTGTTTCGCCAGATAGTCGGGCGCGCCGTTCGAGTTGATGACGAAAATCGCCCAGGAGATGCCACCGTACTTATTGCCAAGTTTCCGCAACTTGTCGAATGGGCTTCGGTAATTGCAGAGGAGGCAAAAGCTGGCTTAAAGAACCCCACTAAAAAACCAGCGGGGAAAGGTGGGGAAGCGCCGGAATCGCGTCCATTCATGTCATTTGGAGCCACACACGAAGCCGGCGGGGCTGTTTCAGATTACGGCGATGAGTTCTCCGCGGATGAAGTGAATGCAGCGGAGCGATTGCGGGGGGATGATCCTCAACTCGCAGATATTTCGATTACGGCGCTTGCTCACTTACAGCGCAAGCTCGGCATTGTGCCGGAGCCGATGACGGCACCAGAGCCGCCGTTGCAAATACGAAAACAGGAGGTGCGGGACGGGATCGTGAAAAAACAGCGCCGGCTCGCAATTCAGCGGAACCCACAAAGCCCGGATTATGGCCGCGTGTGGAAAGAAATAGGCGGCACCTTTGGTCCTCATACAGTTGATGATCTTGTTAATAACTACAGCATCGAGGTGATGCGGCAGGTCGACGCTTGGTTGCTTGCAACAATCGCGCGTGAAACGCATGTCAAATAATGATGATGTAGGGCTACTGCAGCAATTGATTCAGCACGGGGGAACGCAAGCGTTTTCCCTGGTTCCCGCGGCTCTGAAAAACGTTCTCAAGGAAAAGCAATGGGTGGGGCGGCTCGACAAGCACGGTAAGCCGTTCACTTCGTTTGAGGCGTTTGCGTCCCACCGACTCTGGCAGGGGCTCGAAACATCGTTGGATGACTTGCGGGTTCATTGCCGCAAGCATCCCGAGGTCTACAAGCTCCTGCTCGCCGAGATTGAGCCAGGGGCAACGCATGCTGACGCTGGGGCTAAAGGCGGAAGGGGAAATAAAGCCGCTGATAATATCAAAGGCTTTAAGCATGGAGGCACCTCCGCCATCTATACCCTCAAACGCCTGAAGCGCGACCGGCCGGACCTGTTCCAGGTCGTGCTCGGCGGGGGCATGTCGCCGAACGCCGCGGCTATCGAGGCCGGGTTCCGGAACAAGCCCACACCGATCGAGCATGCCGGCAAGGCGCTGGCGAAGCTATCAGACATCGAATGGCAAACGCTCAAGCGTGATGAGGATGCGCGCCGTCGCCTGCAAACCAAGGCGTCGTGACATAATGAGGGGCGGCCCATGGTGGACCTATGCCAGTCGTGCGGCCAGCCCGTCCGCTTCCTGCGTTGCGGAATCCGGCTGCCGGCGCTCAAGGCCGCGATATTCGATCTGATCAAGCGCGCCGGTGACCTCGGCATCTCGAGCGCGGAGATCACGCGCGAGCTCTACGGCGAGCGGCGGCCGGTGAGCAAGTACACCATCAAAGCGCATGTCTGGCAGATCAACGAGCTGCTGGCCGACACCGGCTATTGCATCGTGTCCGACCGGCGCAATTGGTTTCTGCGGAAACATCGGGGCGCACGATGAGCCGCACCGAACATCTGGCCGAAGGCGTCACCTGCATCCTGGGAGATTGCCGCGAGGTGTTGCCGACGCTGGGCAAGGTCGATGCCGTGGTAACTGACCCGCCTTATGGGGTGAATTTCGACGGCAAGGCTGGCCATTACCGAAACGAGCCAAGCTCAAAGCGTGACGATAGCTATGTCTCATACGAGGACACGCCCGAGAACTTCGATATGATCGTGCTGCCAACCCTTGTCACCGCGATAGCGATCAGTTTGCGAGCGTTGGTGTTCATGGCCAGTCGGAATGTGCAAAAGCTCCCGCCTGGTGATTTGGGTGGCATCTATTTGCCCAACGGATGTGGACTTTCGACATGGGGATTTCAAAACTTTATGTTTGCCGTTTTCTATGGGCAGTGCCCCTACACTGCCAATGGCCTCGGTAGCCGCCCCAACGGTCACTATGGACTCTACGGCAACGATTCAAATCAAATAGACCATCCGTGCGCGAAGCCGCTCGCCGCAATGCGGTGGGCGGTAGCCCGCGCGTCGCTGGAATGTGAAACCATCCTCGACCCCTTCATGGGTTCCGGCACCACTGGCGTTGCCGCCGTGAAGCTCGGCCGCCGCTTCATCGGCATCGAGATCGAGCCGAAATACTTCGACATCGCCTGCCGCCGCATCTCTGAAGCCTTGAGGCAGCCCGACCTATTCATCAAGCGACAACAGCCTGCCAAGCAATGGTTGCTGCCCTTTGCCACGCACAGGGTAGGCTCGCCATGAGCGGGCGGCAACTGCACCTATTCCGTGCGCGCAACCAGCGGGGCGTGGCAGCGCCACCGCCGCTCGAATTCGAGCTGCATTGCGCCGTGGCCGACACGCTTCGCCGCTGGGGCACACCGGGATGGATCTTCAGCCATATCCCGCTCGGCGAGGAACGGACGACCGCGGCAGGCGCACGCCTCAAACGCATGGGCACCGCGCCCGGATGGGCCGACCTGATCATGCTGGCCCCGCGTGGTCATCCGATTCAGCGCCCGCATTTCCTCGAGCTCAAGCGCCGTGGCGGCAAGCTGACCGAGCACCAGGCTGGCTTTGCGCTGTGGTGCAAGCTCAACGATTGCCCGCACGAAGTTGCCGACAGCTACGAGGCCGCGGTCAAGACCCTGCGGGCATGGGGTGCGCTGATGCACAGGGTGAAGGTGCAATGAGATCGCTGCCTTTCATGCCGCTGTATGCCAGCGATTATCTCGGCGACACCAAGCATCTGAACGCGGCCCAGCACGGCGCCTACCTGCTTCTGCTCATGCACTATTGGTTGCATGGCGAGCTGCCAAAGGGCGATCGCGCGCTGGCCCGCATCGCCTGCATGACATCGGCACAGTGGGCACGCGAACGTCCTGTAATCAAAGCGTTTTTTACCGATGAATGGAAAAATAAACGGGCCGAGATCGAGCTGAAAAGGGCAGTTTTGTTGAAATCATTGAAGAATTCGCGAGGTAACCCCCCTAAAAACGTAACGGTTACCTCGGAAATTTCCCAATCATTTCAAAGCTCCAATTTCACACCTCCACAACCACAAAGAAAGAAAGAAGGAAGAAAGCAAACACACACGCGCGCGAACGCGCGTGTGGCGTGTGATTGCGCGCCGCGCGCTGCTGTCGAATTTGGATTGAAACAAAACTGGGAACGAAGCCGCGTCACCGAGGAGTGGCAACGGTTCCGCGATTATCACCTCGCCCACGGCAAACAGCCAAAGAACGTCATGGCCGCCTGGCGCAACTGGTGCCGCTCGCCATTCCGCAATTCCAACGGCCACCCACCGCAGCAAGCACCGCGACCGGGTTCGCGTGAGGACAGGAAGGAGAAAACCCAACATGCTCTCAAACAAGTCGATGCCTACCTCGACCAATGCGATGACAAGGGACCAGGCAGTCAGGCTAACAAGACGAATGCTCGGCTCATACCCTTCCGTAAGCCTCGCTGATCCGCAAACCTACATTGCGACAATGGCCACGGCTCTGTGCCGTTATCCGCTCGACATCGGCGAACACGCCGTCGACGAAGTCATCACATCGTTGAAATTCATTCCGACCGTGGCCGAAATTGTCGAGGCATGTAAGCGGCACATGCCGGCGCCCGCATGGACCGATGAATGGGAGGAACGCTCGCGTTTCCAACTTGCTGAACGCGCGCGATTGGAGGCAGCAGTCAGCACAACCGAGCGTGAGCGCATCGCCGAAGGGTTTAAGCAACTGCTTGCGCGCCTACAGCCAGACAAAGCCGACAACAAGGCCAATCAATACACGCCGGAAGCCGTCAAAGCCAAACTTGGCCTCACTGACGAACAATGGGCGGCAATCCCCGATACACCGCCAGATTCCACATGGCGCAAAGCCACAACGCGCGAGGCCGGCCCATGAATTCGGGACCGGGTAAGGCCCCATCTCGGCCCGGTCCCGATAGGGGTGCGCCGCTTGTCAGGAGTCGGCGCACCCCGACCACAAATCGAACGGAGAAAATTAACATGGTCACCTGGCACCGCTTCGTCCTGCACGATCGCGCCGGCGACTACCTGCGGCTCGGCTGGTGCCCGAGTCTTTGCGACCGGAGCCCTGCGCTCGACGGTACACCGCACGGCCAGTATTCCGTGCTGATGTCGTGGATTTGCCAATGCTTGCCAGTCGAACCAAAAGCGGCTGAACAACACAGCCGCCAGGAGCCCGGCCATCCACTGGCTGATGCCCACAATGCCAATGCCGGGCTCCACCCATCCGAAAGCGCCAGCCCATGCGCTTGAGCACGATCGCGGCCGATAGCCAGGGCCTGGCGCCGCCGCAGTGGTCCGCCAGTTGGGTGCAACGGCGGCTGATCGAGGCCTATTCCGTGGAACGCCGGTTGCCGCAAGCGCGCCGGCGGTTGTTGGTTGCCTCTGCCTGGCCGAGCATGGCGGTCGAATTCTCGGATATTGTCGGGCGCGCCGACGACGACCGCAAAGACCGTTTTCACAGTTGGGAATTCACTCGGCTCGGCGTTCCGGCTGCGGATATCTCGCGGATGGAACAAGCGCACGATTGGCTAATCATGCTGGCGCCATATCCCGAGGAACGGCTTTGCCTGGCCCAATGGGCGGCCGCCGTTGCCTATCGGCGGTCAGTGCGGAAAATGCTGGCAAAACGGGGTTGGTCGCGGACTACCTTCTACCGATATGCCAGCGGTGGCGCCCATGTCATTGCGCTGGAACTCAATCGGCAAAGCCTACCTGTGGTGTAGGGATTGATTTACGCACCACGCACTGGTACCAGATTTGCGCCCTGGTAGGGTTGAGTGGGATAGACCGCCCCCACCCTAGGGCAACCCCTTAAAACGCACCCACGGCCTTCCCTGCTCGATTGTTGGCCTATCCAGCGATGACCAAGGTCCGGTCCCTACCCCCGTTGTTCCGTACCCTGGACGGACGTACCACCCCGCTGCTGAAGGACGACGACCGAGCCTACCGCACCCCTGCTTACCGAGAGTGGCGTGCTGCGGTGGTGGGCAGGGCTGGCGGTCAGTGCGAGGCCAACGACGACGATGGGTTCCGATGCACCAGGGCAGCACCCGAGCATCGGATGTTCGCCGACCACATCCATGAGTTGCGTGATGGTGGGTCGGTGCTCGACCTCAACAATGGTCAATGCCTCTGCGCTTCACACCACCGGCGCAAGACAATCGAGGCGCAGGTTCGTAGAATAAAATGCTAAGCGCACGGGGGGGCGTATCCAAAAATATGAAACCCCCCCCAGCGTAGAG